GTCCCTCATGTTCCTCGGTGTCGAGCTTCGCCCGCACTTCGTTGGTGAGTTTGAATTCCGTGCGCGTAAGGCAATGTGCAAGTCGTGGGAGAAGGTCCTTGCTGAAGTTCAGTTGGACGGATATGCCAAGTTCTCCTACTTGACTGCCAAGGCGAAGAAGAGCCTCAGGGAGCAAGTAGCTGCAGGAGCTGCCTCAACTCACCACTTCGTTTGTCTCGACGCAAGCGGCAGGAAGGACTGGATACGCCCCGCATGGTTTGAATCACAGGCTGTGTTCGAGCCCACTCCTCCTGGTCACCCCGATCACGGGTGGGACCACGGGGAGACACCGCGCCTCCAGCCCAAGCACTCGTCCGATCCCGATCGAGATAGAGAGCTTCGATACGTGTGGTGCTCTCCCCGTGCTACAAGCCTCGTAGACGCCACGAGGGATATGTTCGCAGATCCCATCTTCGCGGCTAAGTCGTACGTGTACGTGGGGTTGCCCAACTTCGCTCGGCAGCTGCCAAGGATGATGTACTCCTCTGCACCATGGGTGAAGGACAAGACTGCTAAGCGCAAGTACGATGTCGTGCGGCTGTACGGCACTCTTCTTAGCATGGGCTCAGCCTTCATCCCATATGATGCTGAGGGGTACAGGGGGGCTGTGCAGAGCTTGACAGGAGGCCTGGGACAGCGTCACAAGAACTTTGGCTTCTCTGCACGTAAGGCACTGGTTCCCATCCTAGCATCCTTGCAGGAGGAGGCAAGGGCCCTCAGAGCTATGATGGGTGGGGATACAGTCCTTGACGACCCCGACGTGGAGGTCATCAGGGAGGCAGGCTACGTTGCCCCCGCCACCCTTGACGCACTCATCGAAGGACTCCATCTTGGCGCCTTCATGTCTAAGGTCATGGAGATTTTCAACCCAATGCGCCTCCCGAAGAGGCGGGTTGAGCGCCCGGAGACGGACCCTCCTGAGGTCCCGCCTCCCGTGATTGCTCCAACCCTGGACCTCACCACCTACCGTGGCTATGGCTACGAGGGCGTGGCTGCGGACGCGCTCCATCGCGCTCTCCAGGAGGAGGATGCTCAGGATGGTGAGGAGTCTCCGATCCCTTCCCTCAGTACGCTAGTCTACAACAGCATGCACGACTTGTGGCTAGGCGTCCCACCCGACACCCTTGGACCGCGTACGCATGCCATGGCCGGCGGCGATAGGTGGTACGACGCTGTAGAGGAGGAGGCCGTCGAGGCCTTTGAATCTGTGGCAGGGAAGCTGCCTGCTGGGGTTGTTCCCAGTGGCAGGGCCGGAGACCTCGTCGTGAACCCCATCAAGCCAGAGGAAATCGCCGCATACCGAGCGATTACTGAGGCGAACTGGGGCAGGCCCCCCCCTGACGTCGCCGTGCGGGGGACGTCCCACACGCTCACCCGCAGTGAGTACACAACGGAGAGCCTGACGAAAAGTCAGAAACGAAACCGGCGCCATAAGGCAGCCAAGGCGCGGAAGCGCGCTGACGCTGCATACAACGATGAGGAGACGCACGCCAACCTCGCTATGGCGAGGGAGGAGGAGCGACGCCACGAGGAAGACCTCGAGGAGCTCTATCATCGGCGCCGCTGAGAACTCACAAAAAGAAGAGCGCCAGGCGAGAACGGCGCTATACAAATTGTTTCTCGCGTGCCCAGTTTTGGTATTTCGCTGGGATATCAATGAAAGAGCCTGGTTTGAATCACACAACTACTGACATGCAGTCAGAAACCCTAAAAATGTTCCTAAGATGCCAAAGATTATGAGAAAGACGAACCGAAGCAAAGCTGCCCGCGCGACGCCGCTGGCTACCACGACGAAAAAGGTCCAATCGCTGACCGACAAGATGGACAACCTCATGAGGAAGATACCCAAGGGGACCTTCGCCACTGGCGGAGGCCTCATCGGCGGAGCTCTAGGCGGTCCCATGGGCCGGGCTGTGGGCACTGCCCTTGGCACGGGGATCTCCGCCATAACCGGATATGGCGACTACGAAGTCAGTGCTAATAGCATCCTTCGCAAGGCCATGACCCACGATTTGGAAAGGAGCCCGGTCGACGATCTTCCCCAGTTTGTTAGGAAGGACCACACGGTCAACGTGAAGCACAGAGAGTACTTAGGGGATCTTTTAGTTCCCGCAGTTCCTACTGCGTTCACCAACACGGCCTATGTCATACAACCGAGCAATGCAACGTTGTTCCCATGGCTTGCCCGCATCGCCAAGCAGTACCAGCAGTACCGTATTCGGGGCATGGTGGTTGAATTTAAATCAAACACCACCGACTACGCGGCCGCTGGACCTCTTGGTAGTGTGGGGATCGCCACCAACTACAATGTGGCGGACGCGAAGTTTGACTCTTTGATAGAGTTCCAAAACTCGGAGTTCGCGGTGGTGACGAAGCCGTCGCGGAACATCTTGCATGCCATAGAATGCAGTCCATCGCTGGGCCGTGGTGAATGGCTGTACGTGCGAGACACCGAGAATGAAGACCCCGCCAAGGTTCAGGACGCCAGGTTTAACGACTTTGGTCTCTTGCAGGTGTGTACGTCTGGGTTGCCCGGCACTGCAGGCAGTGCCCTAGGTCAGCTGTGGGTGAGCTATGACATAGAGTTTGCCAAGCCAATCATGGGCACGCCCGACATTGTGGCGACTCCAGGCGTACTGTGCGTCTCCACACCTGACACAGGCACTTTGGTGAGTGCGCCCACATCAGCAGTGTTGTCACGAACCTGGACCTGCGCGGCGTTCACACCTGCAGTGAACACGGTCTATTCTGTGTTCCTACCTTCCGCTGTCATGAGCTCGACCGGCAACATAGCGGCCACCGCTTTCACAGTGGACGGTGGTGCAGGGACGTCCGTCATCAAGAGGCCAGGCACGTACATCATAGCCTATTCGCTGATTGCGACCAACGGCAATTATGGTGATTTGACATACCGCGATGGTTCTCAACAGGTTGCGATCGGATTCTCAACAACCGGTTCCGCTGCCTACACCCTAGTGTTCAGTAAGGACGCGAAGGTGCCCTGGGGGCTGAGCGATGTGGCAAACTCCACTAACACTACCTCATTGGTGTATGTTGTCAACGTCACTTCTGCTAGCGATACTAGTCTCATCAGCGTGACTCCACCTCAGTGGAGAACGAAGGCCGACGTGACTGTCGCCAGCATAGTGAGGGAGATGACCATCTACTGGGTGTCCCTCAGCCCTGGTCAATATGTACCTTGAGCATCACGATACCTGAGCATCCTGAACCGGTTGGACCGGTTCCGTCCAAACACGACGCTTTCTACCCGTTCGACTCGGGCC